TTTCTGGATGGCCGCAGGATACTCTATGCGGCTCCAACCGCAGAGCAGGTAGACAAGTTCTGGTGGGAGGTTAAGCACGCCCTGTCGGAACCACTGGATGCCGGTATCTTCTACAAGAACGAGACGCTGCATGTGATCGAGCGTCTGGACACAGAGAATAGAATCCGAGCGAAAACAGCTTGGAATGCAGACACACTAAGGGGAGACTACGCCGACCAGTTGATCCTGGATGAGTGGCAGTTGATGGATGAGTCTGCATGGGAGGAAGTCGGCGCCCCTATGTTACTGGACAACAACGGCGATGCGCTGTTCATCTACACGCCGCCATCCCTTCATAGCCGGTCAGTCAGCAAGGCCCGCGACCCGCGCCATGCCTCTAAGATGTTCAAGAAAGCGCAGGAGGATACCACAGGCCGATGGGCGGCCTTCCACTTCCGGAGCCATGACAATCCCTATATCTCGCAGCAAGCCCTTGAGGACTTGACGCAGGATATGTCCCGGTTGTCCTACCGGCAGGAGATTCTAGCCGAGGATATAGACGAGGTGGCGGGTGCGCTGTGGACGAGGGAGCTGTTAGCGCAGAGCCGTGTCACGCAATACCCGACACTGGTTCGTGTAGTAGTTGGCGTAGACCCTCCAGGCGGTGCTACCGAGTGTGGAATAGTCACAGTGGGCATAGGGGATAATGGGCAAGCATACATCCTGGAAGATAGGACGCTGATGGCCTCCCCGAATGCCTGGGCCGACGCTACGCTGACGGCATACAATCATAACCGCGCCGACACGATTGTCGGAGAGCAGAACTATGGCGGCGACATGGTCGAAAGCACCATCATGCAGGCGGCCAAGTCAAAGGGGGGCCAGATGGTGCGGTATAAGATGGTCCATGCCAGCAGGGGCAAGGCAGTCCGCGCAGAGCCGGTGGTAGCTGGATTCGAGCAAGGGCGGATCCACCTGGTTGGTGAGCTGCCCTATCTGGAAGAAGAACTCTGTACTTGGGTGCCCGGCGAGACCAAGCAGTCACCTAACAGGATGGATGCGATGGTGTGGGCGGTGACGGAGTTGATGTTGCAGCCGGAGGAGCCAAAGCAAGAGGTTATCATCTACGATGCTATGCAGCATGTGAATCTGGACTTGAGGTGATTATGGACGACAAGAAGCAGGGAAGCCGGTGTCTTTACTGTGGCGGGCGATTGGTCAGCCACTTTGTCCACAATGCGGCTGGCGGCCTGTTAGATGGGCTGCACTGTGAGAACTGCGGGCTGCGGTTTGCGTTTGCCTTTGACCCGGCGAAGTGGCAGTCATATCCGCTACCGTATGTGTCCCCAACCAGCAAGCAGGTAAATTATGCCAAAGAGAAAGACACTCGAAGATAGGATATTGGGCACCACGTCTATGCGGGAGCTATTCCGTGAGGCTACGCAATCGGTTGAAGATCAGCTCAGGCTGGAGGACTCAGGCTGGACTAATCTGAGCAATCAGGATAGCCAGATCATCAGCCCATCTGAGCGGATTGACAACCTGAAGCTGTCACGGCTCTACGCAACGAAAGACCCTCTAGGAAAACAGGCCATCCGCCTGTGGACTGACTACACATTCGGGCCGGGGATGTCTTGGAAGGCTGAAGATGAGGATACGCAGAAGGCACTAGAGGCATTCTGGGATGCCCAGGCCAATCAGGGTGTCTTGTCGTCTAGGGGGCAACGGTTGTCATCTAACAAACTGCTGATAGACGGCGAAGTCTTCTTTGCCGTGTTCCTGGGGAATGAGGTCACGATCCGGCACATCGACCCCCTTGAAATCACCGAGATCATCAGCAACCCAGATGATAAGGCCGATGTGAGGTATTATCGCCGGCAGTGGACGACACCACAAGCCACGCCGAAGGATGGCATCTATAGGAGCAGCACCAACACCAAGGATGAGGCTACGCCCGATTCAACAGGGCATTCCGTTCAGAAGTCTGAGGATGCGCTGGTCTATCACTTGGCCTACAACACGATCACACAGAGGGGTAATCCTCTCTTGTTGCCGGCCCTGGACTGGATCACGCAGTACAGACGTTTCTTGGCCTCCAGGATAGCCATAATGCTGTCCCTGGCTCGGTTTGCTTGGAAGTCTAAGGTCAAGGGTGGGCAGGCAACGGTTGACACTGTCAAGGCAAAAGTGGATGACAAAAAGGTAGATGCCGGATCGTGGCTACTAGAGAATTATGGCTCGGACACACAGCCCATCAAGACGGAATCTGGGGCCAATGCTGCGAAGGAAGATGGGCGGATGATACGGCTCCAGATATGTGCAGCCGTAGGAATCCCCGAGCAATACTTCGGTGATATTTCAACAGGCAACCTAGCCACAGCCAAGACCGTCGAACTCCCCTTGCAGAAGATGTTCCAAAGCTATCAACAGGTCTGGGCCGACACCTACAAGGATATCAACGAGTTGGTGCTGGCACACGCTGGGATTGACAAGAGCACGTGGTATGTCGATATGGACTTCCCGCCTATCGCGCCGCTGGATGCCATAGCGATAGCTCAGGCATTATCGCAACTGATTATGGCTCTGCCTGAGTTGGCGGATTCAGACGATGTTCTACAACAGGCATTGATGGCAATAGGGGTCAACGATCCATCGGAGGTCATCGAGCAGATAAGGAAAGAGGGCGGTAGCAACACTGAAGCGGCTGCAATCAAATCAGTCAGGCGGATAATGGAGAGGATCGAAAGGGGGAGCAAATGATAGCTGAAACCTGCACGGATTCCAAGTATCGACTACTTTGTGCCATATATGGACAGCAACTGGTAAGAGACAAAATGCACAAAGGGATAGAGGAGGCTCTATCGACTGCCCTGAATATGTTATCTGTACGAGAAAGGCGGGTACTCGAATTGAGGTTTGGCTTTGATAGGGATAAGGGCCGAACAATGAAGGAAGTAGGAGTCATATATGAAGTGACTGGGGGAAGGATTGGGCAAATCGTAGCGAAAGCCTTGAGAAAACTACGCCATCCCCGTAGGTCAAGGGTGTTTAGGCCATATTTGGCAGATAGCTTCCCAGTATAATTCCGAAGGCAAGGAGCGAGAAATGAAATGTCCAGGATGCCAAGGCAGGAGATTCAAGGAGTTCCACTATGGCCTATTGCAACGCCGATGCCAGGAGTGCAAGGGGACGGGGGAGATAGACATGGAGGACTATATGCAGGGGCAAATCTACGGCAAGCAAGGGGAAGCTATACCAGTAGCCTTTCCTCGTGATATGGAAGGCGACCCGAGTGTATTGAAAGATGGCCCTCTGCGAATCTATCCTGGGGATACCATATCTGGCGAACTACAGTTTGCCAAAGGATTTGATGATGACGCAGCTAACCCAGGAACTGACAAACCTGATAAACCTGCTAGAGTCCCGCCTACCCGCAAACCCACGCGCACCCGAAAACGTGCGAAAAGCCGAAAGGCTTGAGCGGAAGGTCAAGGGCTACTTCAAGGCCCTGGAACAGGCGTTTCCTTATGATGCCGTCGAGATGTTATATCTGCGGCATGTCAAAGAGGACTGATGGATGCCAAGCTGGAGAGGGACTTGCTGTTCATAGAAGCTGCGGCCAACTGGCAGCGATGTCAGGATGAACTACTGGAGGCTGAGAAGCAATTAGGCATAGCTTACGAGCGGCTGATGGCTGCTGTGGGGAATTGCCAGAGTGCTAAATGGTGGCTCTGGGGATATGAGAGGAGGAACTGATGAAAGATGTTCTGAAGGCGATAGCCAAGTATTACATAACGGCAGCAGTAGTCACTGCCTTCGTTGTTTTCGAGGCTGAGGGGATTGCCTATTCCGACCTGTTTGTTGCCGTCCTCACGGCTTGCCTGGGGACGACGGGCATTATGGTCTATGGAGACATTCACAAGTGAGCCTATCCGATGACCTCGATGATGTCCTGAATCCTCTGCTGGCGGCCTTCGATGCTGTGCTAGAGGAGGAGTTGACTGAGGAATTGACTGATCTCTATGTGTCAGGTGCGGATCAGATGGTCAAGTGGGGCAAGGGCGGCACCATAGTAGAAGCCGTTGACCCCGGAGGCCGTATTGTGATTCCAGCGGATTATGAGGGGCCGCCAAGAGCCAAGGCTATCAACTGGGCCCGAAAGCATGGTGCCACGCTGGTCACACAGATGGATGATGAAACGAAACGAAGGTTGGCCGGCGTCGTGTCTAATGGAATCAAGAACAAGCGGGGCGTGGATGGCATAGGACGGGACATCCGCAAAGAGATTCAGCAGATGTCGGTCTATAGAGGCCGCATGATTTCTAGAACTGAGACTGCCTCTGCGCTATCACAAGGTAGCCTGGATGCGATGAAGGACATGGGCATAGAGGGTAAGGAATGGGTGACAGCGGGTGGTCCATGCGATATTTGCTCTGACAATGCTGCTGCTGGTGTGATTCCAGTTGACCAAGCCTTCCCCAGCGGTGACATGGCACCACCAGCACATCCTAACTGCGAGTGTGCCTTGGCTCCGGCGAGATTGCCATCAGAAGTAACAGCCGAGGAACCCACAGTAGCCCAAGTCCGCCAGGACTTTGAGGGGCGCTATCGGACTGCTGAAATCGAACACTGTGTAAGTACGGGGCCGCATGGTCAGATATTAGTTGAAAAGTCGGGAAGTGCTAATCGTGTTCAATTTACTGCCACAGAGATGGATCGGATGCAGGGTGCCAAGTTGTTCACCCATAATCATCCCGATAGCATTCCCTTCTCAGATGATGACCTACGCTTTGCAGCTAAAATCAAATGCCAGCGAATGGAGGTCATAAGCCCTAAATATAGATACTCAGTCAGTCCTGGTAAATATGGTTGGGGTGACCCCGAGGCATTATTTGACTGCCACCGGTACCATATGTGGGATCTGCACCCCAAGTATCAGGAGATATGGTACAAGACCAAGGATACGACTGCCACATCTCGCCTTCATTTCCATGAAGTAATGCAGTTGGTGGCAAAGGACAAGGGACTCAAATACACAAGGGAGGCATTATAATGCCAGCAACGAAAGATGGCGGCTATATCTTGGATGACAGCCAGTTCGATAAGATGGAAGGAGAATATAAGAAGGGCGCAGAAGAAGCTAGGGAAGAAGCCGAGAAAGAGGGCGGGGAGGAGGTCAAATAATGCCTTACGATTCAATAGCGGAGCTGCCGCCACCAATCAAGAAACTTCCGAAGGGGGCGCAGGAAATTTACAAGTCTGCGTTCAATGCCGCCTTCAAGCAGTATCACGGCGATGAACCAAAGTCTCATGCTACAGCCTGGACAGCGGTAGAGCGTAAGTACAAGAAGAACAACGAGGGCGTATGGGTTCAGAAGGAAGCCGTCCATGCCCACGGCGAGCATATCTGCGTCTGCCCCAAGTGCGACAACGAGATTACAGTCGCCGAGAATGTGAAATGCAATGTGCAGAAGTGCCCTGAGTGTGGGGTACAGATGCGGGCGAAGGATATTGGAGAACGTAGAGAAACCAAGGAGGCCAACAAGATGGAAATGTCTGATGAGAACAAGAAGGCGATGTTAGGGACAGCCCTAGACGCTCAATATGGAATCAATCAGCCTCAGCCCATCCCAGGGCATATCTGGATTGAGGATGTCTGGGAGTCCAAACTGGTCTATAACGTGGACGGCACGAGCTACGAGGTGTCTTACAATATGGCTGAAGATGGTACAGCCACCTTCGGCGATCCCAAGAAGGTTGTCCGCCAGATAGTCTATAAGGCACAAGAATCTCTGCGCTCGAAGTATCAGGAGTTCGTCCAGGAGATAGGCAAAAGGAATGCCTCCAAGGATGCCAGGCTGATAAAGCAGATTCGGGATATGTGCGAGGACTTGCTATCAAACGAAGATCAGGATGAGGGCAAGCTAAAGAAGGCTATAGGTGAGGTGGACGATGCCTTGAAGAAGGTCAAGCAGGAGGCCGTCACTAGAACGGAGGAAGGCAATGCGTATCCTGCTGGTGCCTTCGCCTATGCGCCGGAGGCCGACAAGCCCTCCGGCTGGAAGTTGCGAATGTGGGAGGACCCGGACAAGAAGACTACGAAAAGGCAGCTTGATGCTGCTGCGGCGGCCCTATCACCGGGCGGATTCAAGGGCCAGAAGGTGCAGATACCAGCTAATGCCCTCTCAGCCGTAAAGCGCAAGATCCGCGCTGCATACCGCAACCTCGGAATATCCGAGGATGATATCTCGAAGTGGGTCAAGGAATCCGAGACGCGGGAACAATTCCGAATGTATATGCCTCTGACAGAGGCCAAGCTGGACAAGGGCAAGGCTCATGTCATCGTCATCAAGGCAGGATTCAATGCCGGCAAGGATAGGTACTACCCCGCCGACGTCCTCTGTCGGGACTGCAAGATATTCGAGGGAGCCAAGATGTACTCTGACCACCCGAGCGAGTCTGAGGAGAAGGATCGCCCGGAGAGGTCTATCAGGGATTTAGTGGCTATCCTTACCGAGGTCAAATGCGATGAATCCGGCACCGTGACGGGAGTGGCAGAAGTCATCGAGCCTTGGCTGCAAGCGAAGCTAGCCGAGTTGCGCGATCGGAATATGCTCAGTGAAATGGGCATTTCCATCGACGCAATAGGCAATGCTTCCAAAGCGCAGATCGAGGGCGTCAACACTCTAGTAGTAGAGACGCTGGTTCGAGCCAGGAGCGTTGATTTCGTCACCGAACCCGGGGCTGGCGGAGTCGTGACCCTATACGAGGCAGACCGATGCCAGGACGTTGATCTGATTGAGCTCTCGGTGCTCAGGGAGAGACGGCCAGATTTGGTGAAGTCCATAGTGGACGAGGCCAAAAGTACAATCCACAAGGAGGTACAACACATCATGGAACAGGAACAGGAAATCAGGGACTTGAACGAGAAGATCACGTCGTTGACCGAGGAACGTGATGGACTGCTGACCAAGGCGCAGGAGGCCGAGAAACAGGCGAAGATAGCTGAAACCAAAGCTACAGTAGAAAAGGCCGTTGGTGAGGCGGAACTTCCTGAGGCGGCCAAGAAGCGCGTCTTGGAACGGTATGCGGATGCCATCAGCAGCGAGGGACTGGAGGAGGCTATCAAGGCCGAATCCGAGTATGTTGCTGAGATTCGCGGGGATGGGAAGGTGAAGGGGCTCGGAGAGAGTACACAGTCCACGGAGGCCGGCAAGAAGGCTCTCCGCGAGGCCATCAAGAAGGCCAATCCGGAGTGGACCGACGAGCAGGTGGAGACTGCGCTGAACGCGCGGTAACAAACACAAGGAGGTAATACTATGCCTACACAAGCTTTTGGAGCATATGAGGCTGAAGAAACTATTGCGACTGAAGTCTCGTCTACCTACGAAGGTAGACACATCACGCTACTGGCCAGTGAGATCAATCACGGTAACGTGCTGGCCGTAGTCACCAAGGGTTATCCGGTCATATTCGGGACCGTCGCCGGCAATCACGGAGTCGGTATCGCCCTGAATACGGAAGTAGCAGGGACGGATCGGATTGCTATTGACACTGAGGGGATCTGGAACGTCAGTGTCGTGGCGTCTGATGACAACGGCAATAGTCTGGTGACCGGAGGCGACCCCTTGTTCATCAACACCACAACCGCCGTTGTCAGCAAGATCAGGGACAATGCCACGCAGATACCGTTCGGCTACGCCCTGGGGCAGGTGGCCGCTGCTGCAACCGCCGTCATCGCCGTCAAGGTGCATTGGGACCCGAGGGCACACTGGCTTGAGGATCAGGAGAAGCTATACTTCGGCGACCTGATGGATGTCAGTGTCGAGTGGGACGGGGCCAACCTCGAGATGCTGCCCCTGACCAATGATGTCGGAGCCCTCAACATCGGCAACGGCACTCTGAGCATGGATGTCCAGATATTCGGTGCTGCTGCCAATGAACATCTGCTTTACGATTCCAGTGAGGGTAGATTAACTGTCACTTGTAGGTTTGAGGATGAAGCTGCTACGGGGGCTGGGGCTTTAGTGTGCAATACTCATGCTGCTGGGACTATCACAGGCTACCTTTCTTCTATACAGGCAGCCATCAACATTGATGATGATGCTACCATGAATGCACACTCATGGTGTGGATACTTTGGCGTCTATGAAGATGCTGGATTAGCAACAAGTATAGGCAACTCAATAGCAGCCATCAACCTGGAAACCATCATACATAGTGCCCCACCGATGCATTGTATGATACGGTTGAACACCCTCCAAACCGGTGACACCCCTGATGTTTTCATCTACTCTAGAAATCCAGAGGCCATTGCTTATACACCAAACGCTATTGAAGGTGCTACTAAAGCAGGCGTAATTGCAATAGAAATAACTGGCGCACCAAGCCTGCCGACTGGTAGGGGGTACCTTAGGGTTTACAACTCACAGAGTTAAACAAAAGGGGAAAGGAGTAAAACAGTGGAGCTAACAAACCAGGAAATCTTCAATGCCAAGGAACCATTGGAGAAGCTACTCCAAGAGAAACTTCCGGTCAAAACTAGCTATGGTCTGGCTAAGCTGGCGGCTAAACTCAATGACCAACTAGGGGTCATCGATAAGGTGCGCCAGGGATTGTTTCAGACCTATGGTGAGCCAGACCCCGACAATGCGATGCGCCTCAGGGTCGATCCCCAGAGCGAGAACTTCCCCAAGTTCGCATCGGAAATAGGGGAGCTGATGACACAAGAGGTAGAGATAGTCTTTGATCCAGTGGTACTTCCTGACACGTTGGAGGTTGAACCCGCCACCCTGATGCTGCTAGAAAAGTTCATCAAGGTGGAATGACCTAGACTATAGGTCACACAGAGGGGCTTGGGCCCCTCTTTTGCTATCCCAACAAGGAGGGAAACATGGAATACCTGGAACTTTTGGAGAGCGAAAAAGGATATACCGCCCTGCGCGACGTCGCCAGGGGGGAGAACTATGAGCAGAGGCTGGCAGAGGTGTTCAACCTGCTCGGCAAC